CTGGCTCTGGATCTGAGTGTCCAGTCGGGCTTCCCAGTCTCCAAAGATGCGCGACTCATCCGCCAGCATCTTCGGAGCGAACTTGCCCAGACCGAACTTCTTCATCATCTCGGCCCGCGCCGCCTTAGACGCGCGGAAGTCAGCATCAAGCAGGTCGCGGGCAATGCGCTCATGCACCGCACCGCCCCACAGGCTCTTGATGTTGAGCATCATGTTGTGGAACAGGTAGCGGGCAAAGCCGATGAATGTGCGGGTGTTCTCCTGAATGTCGAGCTGCCGCCAAGACGCGGACTGGAAGCCGACGGCCATCCACTCATCCATGTTCGTGAGGGAATACAGCTCTCTGAACCGGAGCGGATTCTTCGCCGCCCACTTCTTCAGCTCGGCAAACTCGGGAGTATTGGGCTTCGCACGGGGGTCCACACCCTCCAACCGGACGAACTTCTGGTACGAGCGGTCGTAGTCGGTCTTCAGCGACTTGAGGATGTTGTCATCCAAGAACGCCGACACGGCGTGTCCCCACTCATGCGCCCAAGTTTCCTTGACATTGGTGCCACGAACAAAGTCTGAGGCGATAGAGACAACATTGCGCCCGCTTTCGTACTTTCCAAGAACAGCTCCCAGAGGGTTCTTTCCGAGGGACTTGTTCAGACGGAACCGTGTGCCCATGACATCGAGCATTTCCTTGGGCAGGTTCTCGATCAGCTTCTGCATCCGGTCTGCGTCTTCGCCCTTGAGTTCGCCTTGATTGACCTCGCGGCGAAGGCGGTCGATGATGTTTCGGGTACCACGCTGAACCGGATATCCCTCGTCCGTGGGTCGCGGCTTCATCGTCTGGGTCGGCGGTTTCGCGCTCTGGTACAGCTTCTCTTCGCGGTACATCGCGTCCACCGCCTGCGCGGCTTCCGCTGGCTCCAGCGGCGAATCAAATGAGCTGATCGCGGTGCGGTACAGGTTGCCGTTCGCCGGGAGCGCAAGACGCTTCTGTGCCTTGCTGAAGGTGCGGATGGCCTCGGTCGGCGTGACCGGAGCTCGGCTCATCAGCTTGTTCATCACCTTCCGAACTTCAGGGTTGATCTTCAGGCCAGCGGTGCCGCCGTTCTGCGCCCACTCCTCGGGGTTGATGTTGCGGAGGAGTTCATCGGCCTGTACGCGGCCGTACACCGAGCGCATGAACTCGGCGGTTCGGTCCATGACTGCGGCCACGGAGCGGTTCGGAGCCTGTCCGTCCCACATATACCGCTCAAAGAGCTGTGCCCAGCTTTCCTCTGCCGCGACATTCCATTCGCCGTCCTGTACACCGACATACTCCTCGATGAGCTTGATGTCATCGTCGGTCATGCCCATGCGGAACTCGGGCGAAATGCGCCGATCCAGCACACGGCGGCGGATCACATGGGAAATCTCATGCACGGGGCTGGTGCGGTCCGCAGTCTCAAAGAACCGGATCACCGTCTTGCCGTCTTCGTAGAAATCGACGGCAGCACGACGGGGCTTGCCCGCCTCATCGAACTCCTGCATCGTCTCTCGGGCAAAGCTGAGACGGTCACGCGACATTCCGGTCGAGTCGATCACCATGTTGATGAGCTCAGCCTCGTCAGCCGTCGCTCCGGTCGCAGACATGATCTGCTCACGGTGTCCCCGGCGCATCGTCATGTGCTCGGCAAACATCGCGGCATTGGCATCGGTTCCGATCCGAGCGGCCCGCTGTCCTGCGCGGACAACACGGGCTGCACCAAGAACAGACTCGACGGCACCGGACGCAAAGATTCCCTCGATGGTGTTCTTGAGGCGGCCCTCAAGGAACGAATCGTCCTCATCCGACGACAAGTACTGCGTCAGGGCGTTGTTGAACAGCGGATTGTCCGACTGCGTGGCAAGGTCGGACAGGCGCGGAGCCCACGACGAGAAGCCGATGAAGTCGCCAATCGCGCCAGCGGCGGTTCCCTCAAGTGCCATTTTGCCGACTTCAATCGAGCGGCCAGCTCCGGCCAACAGGGCAGCGCGGCCACGCTGGCCTGCGGCAGCGGCAATGACCGCTTCCTCGCCAAGCGCGGCGGTGGCAGCGGTTCCTGCGCCTCGCAGGCCGAGTGCGCCTGTGGCTCCGCGGACAAGCTTCAGTCCAGCACCGTAGGGAACTGCGACCTGTGAGATGCCCTCGACAAGACCGCCAGCCACAGTCTGGGATTCACCGAACATCTTGTAGCCCGTCGGCTCGGGGATCGTTCCCAGAGAGACATAGTTCAGTCCCTCCTGAATCGAGCCTGCAAGGCCCCACAGACCACGCGGCACACCCATAAGAGTGTCGCCAGCATAGCCCCAGAAGCCCATCTCATTGTCCTCGGCTCCCATAGCGGCCATGCCGCGGGATGTGTACTTGGGCTTGCGGTCAGCAAAGCTGCTCCAGTAGTCGTCAATGCTGAGTCGGCTCATTCGGTGATTCCAATCTCATCGAGGTTTGTTCGGAGAAGATCCACGACATCTCGGGCTTCGTAGTGCTTCGGAAGCGCATCCATGTATTCAGCCAGCGGACCGCCTTGGCCAGCTTCGAACTTTGCCAGCGCATCCCGCAACGATGCCTGCGTGTCCAGACCCTTGATTCTGGTGTGACGGGAGATCCAATAGGCTTCGGGAATGGTCACGCCTTCTGCGGTGCGGCCGCTCTTGACCTCAGCCGCAGTAAGACCAGACCACTTGACCTTGGCGTTCCAGTAGGTAGCGGTCGCATCCTGATCGACAACACCGCCACGCATAATGTTGGAGCCCTGAATCGTGATGTTGTTGGTCCGTGGATTCCCGACCTGAGACACAAAGGCATCCGCGGCCTTGATGGCATTGACACGCGCATCGGCAAGATCACCGACATCCTGCGTGTTGAGCTCTTCGATCCAGCTGCGGAACTTGTTACCGAATGCTCCTGCCTGCGTGATGCCAGCGAACTCCTCGGGAACTGGACTAGGTTGACCACGCTCAGCGTCAACACGATTCACTTGGGCGACTGATCTCCAGAACGGCCAGTCTGAGGAATCGGTTGGCTTACCGTTGAACGGTTTCCCGGCAGACATATGCAACAGATACTTGCTCTGCCTCCTGTATTCCTCGGTAAGCGCGTTGTCCACCGCGTCGTACAGCTCCTGACCTGAAAGACCCTGTGCGGCAAGTTCATCGAGCTTCTTCTGAGCGATCTTCCTGAAGTAGTTCATCGCATTGAACTTGTCGGATTCCAATGCTTCCGCGTATGCCGTGTTTCCGGTTGATGCCGCTTCCCGCGACATCGACTCCATTTGATTTGCAATGGAAGACCCGATCTGGTTCAGCATCGGGCTAGCAGCCGAATACTCCTTGAACCGAGCGCGGGGCTCGTACTTGTCGCGGAACGATGCGAAGTCCTTCTCGGATCGCTGCATGATCTCGTCGGCAATCACACGGGCCTTGTTGCCAAGGAACTGGTTGATCGAGTCGGCGTTGACCGGAACCTTCTTCGCGTTCAACTCCTCGATGACCTCGGTGCGGGCCGCAATCACGCGCTCGTCAAACTCGGCCTGAAGGTCGCTGGTGATCCGAAGGAACTCCGGCACCGCCGTGTTAGGGATGGTCTGCGGGTTCATCCACGCACCGAGACGGGTGCGCTGCTCACGGACCAGAGGAGAGGCATTGTCCCCGTAGTGGTTTCGTGCGTTGTCGATCTGCCCAAGCAACGCGATTGTGGTGTCCCGCTTTAGCTGCCCGGTCGTGTAGGCAGCTTGCACCTTCTCTTCAAGAGCATCGAGATTTACACCGGGCTTCGTTGACTCTCGGCGGATGTCCATCATCAGCCGCAGGTCCTCAGTCTCCGCTTCCTTGCCGCGGTTCAACCGCTGGAGCTGACTGTCTCGGATCTGTAGGATCGAGTCGTACATCTCACCGAAGTACTCGGGACCAAGGCCAGCCTTGCCTACCGCTTCCTGAGCAAGGGCCTTTATCTCGCCCTCGGTCATCGCCTGCATCTTGTTGCCGTCGATGTTGAACAGGGCAGAGGTAGCCGCCTGAGACAGTCTGTAGGCATCGTCCTGACGGGCAGCTCGGCTTCCTTCCAGTTCCTTCGCATCGGCCTTGTCCTCAATCTTCGCAAACTGTTCCGCGTACACCTTGCCGAACTTGACCTGCCCATTGTGGCTGTACTGGGCCATGCCCCGCACCAGCTCACGGGCATCGTCGTAGCGGCCGTTGGCGATCAAGGTTTCAGCAAGGCTCTCGGTGGCACCCATCACCGCGATGTTTCCGCTTTCGCCCGTGATGGTGTAGTACTTGTCCTGAATCGACTTGATGGCATCGGACAGCCCTTCCGGAGTGAAGACGGCTTCTGCGGCCAGCCGTTCGCTCAGGGCATCCTTGACCTCCGTCTCAAAGTTCTGGTTGTTCACCAGAACCGTTCGCTTGCGCTTGGTTTCCTCGACCATGCCCGCGAACTTCTCCACCATGTCGGAGCCGTACTGCGTGGCGGCCTCGCGGCCGTAGAAGGTCGAGATTCCCTGCGTGAGCTTCTGAAGTTCAGACGCGCCGAAGCTACGCGCGTCCTCTGTGCTGCTCGGGTCCGACAGCCGCTCTGCGTTGTCGGCAAGCACCTTGCCAAGGTTCTGGGTGATGGCGGCCTTTCCGGCCGCCTGCCGGATCGCCAGCTGACGGAACGGGGATGCGCCCTTGAGCTGCGGGTTCTTCTTCTCAAGCTCGGCCCACGACATTGCCGAAGCATCGCGCTGCTGCTCCGGAGTCATCTCGGCAACCATCTGGGTGCCGACCTGTTCTTCCATTTGAGTTCCGATTTTGCCCCAAGTGCGGGACAGGCTGTCCAAGGAGCCGGACAGGCCGCTCATGGCCTGAGCCACATCGAACAGCTCGGACTGCCAGCGTGGGAGCTCAGACGGCTGGAACTGCTGCGGACCGGGAGCGCGGAGCCCGACGAAGGTATCGACTACCTGAGTCTGCGGCTGTTCCCGACGGAGCGGGATTCCAGCATCGACCTGAACTCGACTCATTAGCCAGTCCTTTCGCTAAATGGGAGGTAAGAACTACCTCCACTAGTTCCTCCGCTCAATCCGCCCTGTAGGGCCAAGGAAGAAGCGAAGTACGGATTGGCGAACAGGCCCGTGACGGCCTGACCCATCTGAAGACCAGCCGCAAGGAATGTTGGCCGCGGCGGAATCACCGGAGCTCCAATCACAGGAAGTGGCTGAGGCGCAGCTCCCAACAGACGAGAGTACTGCTGCTGTCGGATCCCCTCACGCTCGATGCCGAACATCCGCGCTTGGCTCTCCTGTTCACGAAGGACCGAGGTCTGGTACGACAGCTCCTGACGAGAGAAGTCCTTGAGCAAGGCATCGACAGAAGTACCAGCTACTCCGGCCTCACTAGCGGATACGCGGGCCAGTCCCGCCGCCTTCGCGGACTGCTGACTGACCGCGAGGATTTCGGACGCGGCCTGCTGCTCAAACTCTTGCTGCCTCTTCGCTGAGAGTAGGTACGCCATCTTCGCCGCATTCTCAGCCTCCTGCGAAGTGATTTCGAACTGCCTCTGTTGCGACTGCTCTGCCGCAGTACGGTTCATCTGCTGAACTTGGTACTGGTAGTTGGCCGACTTCTCTTGATACGACGCTTGCTGCTGCTGGCCGTAGAAACCGACAGCGGAACCCGCAACACTCAAGATGGTGGAGGTAATCGCTGCATTGGTCATCACCGCCATTGCAATAGCTGCATTAGCTGCGGCGACGGTCGCTGCTGACGACCCTGCGGCAGCTGCTGCGGGTACTGCTACGAAAGGCAAGCACATGGTTTGATCCTCATACTAAAGTCTTTGAACACTTCTCCAGACGGGTAGACGACATCGCTTCCGAACTGAAATCCAAGCCACTTCAGCCACCGGATGTGAACTGTGTTCTTGGAATGCACTCGGTTGTACAAGATGTCGTAATCGACCTTTACTACATCAAGCCACTTCTGGCTTTCACGGAGAAATCTCCAGCGGGCCGTCCCAACCTGATCTGTTCCCAACATCCACGGAGCACCCATTCCTCGACTACACCAGTTTCCGTCATCATCGAACATTCGATAACGAACGCGCGTGACCCCGAAGATGCAGCATGGAACTCCCTTCCACACTCCGGTGAAAGGTTTCTCTGTCCGCTCGTAACTGTCCATCAGGCAAAGCAGCGGGTCGGTCCATCCGCCTGCCTTGATCTCCATAAGGTCGGCTTCCCTCATGTTCCGCGCGATCTCCACGCAGTCTGTCGGGATTGCCGGACGGATGCCCGTCACACCCTCTTGCTGCGCGTCGAGTACAGGCATTCGAACTCCGCTGATAGGAAGTTGCTAGGCAGGAAGGTGTCGTTCAACAGGCGAACTCGCACCTCGTCCGACTTCTGGTAGACGGCGAACTTGAACTTGCCGTCTGAGATGTTCATCTGGCCCAGAATAGCGTTGTTCAGGCCGAGGTCGTTTCCCGTCCATTCCGCGATGGAAGAGTCTCCGTAGTCGGGCACGACCCGAGTCTCAAAGTAACCGCTGTTCGCGTACTGGATCGTGCAGTACCGAAGCTGTAGCCGACCTGTGGACAAGAGCTCCTGACCGCCGCTCTGCCGCGGTGCCTTCAGGGTGATCTCGCTGAACTCGTACAGCATCTGGTAGCTGAAGCCAGCGTAGAACGCGACGGTTCCGGGTGTCGTCTCCAGCTTCCCGGGAATGACAAGGGTGTTGCTGCTCGGGACACCGCTGTAGAAGACCTCACCGTAGTTGGTGTGTGCGGTCCCGGTGTAGGCGCGGCGACTGACGATTTGGAATGTCCCGCCGTACTGTCGTGCCTGCGGGAACACCACCGTCGTCTGGTCGGTTCCGGAGTTGTAGGTGACGGTGCATTGCTTCTCGTCTACCCGCTCGTCCAGAAGCGTCTTGTACGCAGCGTATTCGGTACCTGCCTCGGCAAGGTCACGCTGGTTGGGGGAGAAGTCCATGCGTGACAGGTACAACAGGTTGTCCGTGGCATTGAGATGCACGATGTACAGCCAGTTGTCGAAGAACGCCATTCCGATGGGAAGCATGGCTCCAAAGGTGAACTTGGACCACGACGACTGGATGCGCTGTGAACCCGTACCGAAGAACTTGTAGATGTACATCTCGCTCGGTGTCTGCGTGATCGAGTATGGCGGAAGCACCGCCAACACGCTTTCCATTGAGTTGAACGCCATCGTCCGGCAGATGGACGGGATGTACTTGGGAACCGCGGCCGTGACTTCGGGAGCGTCGAACAGGTTGGGATCCTGTTCCGATTGCTGGAACTCACGGATGCCCGTGTTGCCGGACCGGAGGATCGGGAAGAACACGGTCTTGCCCGTGGACACCGGGGACATATCCGATGTCATCTCGTACCGGGTGGCCGCGGTCATCGACACGGTGGTCGGCGTGAACACCTGTCCGCCTTGCACGATGAACTGAGCCTTGTCGGAGAAGATGACAAGGCGGTCGCTGATCGGTACGGCAGACCTCAGGACCGACACCTGCGGGAATCCGCTTTGGACATCAATCGGATCCGAGTCGATGATCTGCGTCGTGGTAGTCCTCCAGAACTGGAAGTACTCCGCAGTCTCAGACATGATGACTGACTCGTTGGCCAGAAATCCAAGTCGATCCTTGAACAGGAAGATGTCGTTGATCTTCTGGCCGACGAACGATGGCAGGGGATTGGTTACATCATCGCCCACCTGACGCTCGGCCCATCCTGCATTTGTGCCGACATACGAGCTGTACTGAACCCCGTCGGTCTTCTTGAAGACGAAGGTCCCGTCCGACAGACGGATCAGGACATGAGGCATTGTCGTGTAGCTGTACTTGTACTTGACGGATGGAGCGATGGTTTCACTCCAAGTGCCTTCGCCAAAGCCACCGTTCTTGGCGGTGAACTTCACATAGTAGTCGTCCTCGACGGCACCCGGAACACCCTCCACCTTCACATACATATTGTGCTTTGCCAGAGTGGGAAGATCGGTGAACGACTGGACGCTTCCCTTGATAAGACGAAGACCGATTCCTCCAAGACCATCGGACACGGACGCATTGAAGTCCGCGCTGCTGGTGCTCTGTGCGTGAAGCACATAGCCTTCGCGTGTGACGGTCACTCCGGTCGGAGGAGATGCCGTAATCAATGTCAGCAATTCCTTCGCAATATCCACACAGTCAGCATCTTTGGTGTTTCCACCTGTGAGGTGTGTATAAGTGGATGTCCCAATCTTGATTATGTACTCGCTGTGGTATGCACCGTTCTGCACGACAAACAAAGCTTCAGGATTCCGTGCTGCCGTCGTCGTGTTGTCGATGGCTGTAGTGATCGACTTGTTCAGAACAAAGGTGTAATCACCAATCGTGACGCAGCGGATATCCCGTGCCTTCTCGCTAGTGTTCAGATAGGTGGTCCCGTCCGGAGTGTTGACGGTCTTCTGCGTACCGTTGAGGTCGTACACACGGATGTTCGATGTGCTCGTACCGCCGATGACCACGATGTAACGCTCGGTCGCATCGCGGTTGATTCCATGCACGAAGTTGCTGGAAGCGGTGATGTTGGAGTTGAGCAGCTTCCCGATGAACTCGGTGCACGGACGCTTGCCCAGACCCTCGACAACGGACGAGTATGCGTTGACCTGATCCTCGGCCTGCGACGAGAACCGTTGCGTGGCGGGCTGCTGGCTTACCCCGTTCAGCAGGCTTGGGATGTTCGTCGCAATGAGCATCAGATACCTCGGTAGACGATTCGGCCGACGGCCCAGTTGTCGAAGATGCTGTAGTCCGCCGTGTCGCCCTCAAACTCGACAAGGGCCGCACGGGCCTGCATCTCGTCCAGAGCTGTGAACTGGTGGTGCTCGACGCTGCCGACCATCCGATCGTTGAAGATGCGGGCAGCACGGATCAGGATGTACCGCCGCGCCTGCTCGGGAAGATCGTCCCACTCAAGCAGCGTCACGGTGGTCGCTTGCAGAGGGTTGGTGAACTGGTAGGTGCGGTTGGTCTTGTCGTACAGCCTGCGGCCCCGCTGCACGATGTCGAGGTTGGTCGCAAACTCCTCCTCAAGGTCGCACCGGACGATGCTCTCGGCCAGCGTGATCTCAAGGGTGGTCGGATCCGGAGTCAACGGCACTTTCTCGTCGGTGTTGAAATGCCAGCCCACGGCCTGAACTTCTCGGCTGATCTCATCGAGAGTCGAGATGGCGATGCGTACATCGCCCGACTGCGCTCCTGTGAGGCTGTTGATCGGAGAACTTCCGACTGCCGACAGGATCGTGTTGACGGCCTCGATCTTGGTGGTTGATGCTGGCATGGGATCTCCTTGAAAGAGAGGGACTAGGGTTTCCCCTAGTCCCCCTTGGGTTCTCTGTCACTCAGCAGGATCAGGACTGCTTGAGCTCGACGGCCGCCTCCGGACGGAGGATGCCGTGGCCGATGGCGTAGCCAGCGACCATCAGGTTGCCGCGACGCTCGACCGAGTACTCAGTCTCCATCTTGAGGTCCATCAGCTTGACGGTGCCGATGGCCGACTTGTGGAAGACGAGAGCAACGGTGCTAGAGAAGTTACCCGAGTAGGTGTTCTGCTGGCCCGTGACGGACGAGACATTCACGCCGAACACCGAAGCAGCGTTGTTCGACTTGATGATCTTGACACCAGCCGCCTCAAGGATGATGCCGCCAGCGAAGTCGCCGTTGGCCGCGGAGAAGTCCTTGTTGACGAGCGACTTGTCCTGAACGAGCTTGTAGTAAGCCCACGGCTCAACGATGCAGTAGCGGTCTTCCGACGGGACATCCTTTTCATCGAGCTTCTGAGCAGCATCGTGGATGCCCGCGATGAGATCAGCAGCGGTGACGGCGGTGCGGGAGGCTGCGGTCGAGATGTCGAGGCTGCTGCCGCCGTTTCCACCCGTGATCGTGGTGGATGCACGGGCAGCAAGAACGCCAAGACCGATCAGGTTCTTGTCCATCTGCTTGGCCAGCGCACGACCGAGTTCCGTCGAGTAGATCGAGCGGACATCGTAGTGGTTGCGGGCTTCATCAAGCTTGGAGATGAAGGTCGCTGCGATGAGTTCGTCATCAATGTTGATGACCTTCTCAGCGTGCTTGATCTGGTTGAGGTAGGTGGTGTTGAAGCCCGTGATCTCAGCCCCGTTCGCGTAGGTTGAGGCGTTGTCAGAGACAAAGCCATTGACCTGATTGCCGAGGTAGATCGACTGACCCGGGGTGTGGTACCCAGCGGCCGCCGTGCCCGTCACCGGGAACTGTGCCGACTTGCCCTCGCTGATGGTGCGGACGGTGTGAAGCGGAAGCATGACGGTGCTGGTTTCGAAGGTCGTGAGGACCTCGCCAGCGAAGACCTTGAGGAAGAGTGCGGTGTCGGTCGCGTAGGTTCCGGTCCATCCGGACGAACCGTTGGATGCGCCGAGCGCGGAAAGCTTGAATGCCATCTGTGTGGCTCCTTGTTCTGATTTGCTTGTTGGTTGAAACGATGCGGTGGCGTTGGTCTACAGGTTGTCCGCCGCAGCGGGCCCATGCTCTTGCCTACCGAAAGCGAAAGGACGGCGTTTCCGCCGTCCGTTCGTAGTTACTCATTGATGTATGACGGAGGTACCAGATACCACCCTTCGGGGATGGTCACTCGGTTCTCCGACCTGACCCACTCACCGTCGATCCGGTGGTAGACCTTCATCCGCGCTCCTCCCGGTTCCCCGATCCGCATCGGGGAGTCCTCCGGAACGAACACGGTCCTGCTCACGCATCCAGTCATTGATACGACCAGCAGCGCGGCGCAGAGAATCCCGGTCCACATCAGCATCTTTAGCCACATGGCCGCGGGACAGACGCTTGTCAAGCCACCCGAACAACGCGAGGGCGATTTGCGCGACGATTCGCTCAAGCATTTCCTCCCCCGGTCGGGGGTTTCGCATCCTTCGCCATAATCAGGCCGATGCCAGCCATGATCGCAGCGATGGCCGTGGTGAAGTCCGGGTTGGTTGCGGTGTCACCGTCGAACCAAGCCACAAGAAGTCCGCCGACAGCCACAAGGATGGATCCGATGCCCGCGATGGTGGTGTTCTTGTTGTTCATTGTCCGACTCCGAAGAGGTTCGATGACTTGATCCGAGCCGCCACATCGGCGCGGTACGCGGGATCAATCGCATACCGAGGATCACGCATCGCCGCCGTCATCTCGGCGTGGCTGCGGAATCCAGAGCTCTTGCTGTTGGGAGCGGCCGAGATAAGCCGGGGTTCGCTGTTGGCCTTGAACCGGGCCTCAAGGCCACGGACGGCGAACGCCATCATCTGCGGATCGTTCGTCTCCATTGCCCGGTTGTAGGCCGTGATCTCCTCAGCGGAGAAGTTCTTGCTGGCCCACACCTGCATGGCCGCGTACTCTTGCGGGCCGCCAACGGCTGCCACCACCTGCGCCTCAAGGGCAGCGACCTGCGTCGAGGCCGCGCTCTTGAAGTTGGCGATGTAGTTATCCACAAGGACCTTCGGGATGCCGCGATCCAGAAGTTCCTTGTAGCTCTGCTCCGAGAGGTTGCCCGTCTTGGTGTACTCCTCGGTGTACTTGGCGAACTCGCCAAGCTGCGCGTCGGGTGCCTGAGGGGTATCGGCAGCCTTGGGAGCCGGAGACTCGGGTGCAGTCTCTGGTGCCGCAGGCTTGCCGATCTTCCGCTCAAGCTCCTGATACGCCTTAGCCAGTTCCGCCGGACTCTTGAACTTCTCCGGCAGCCACTCGGGTCGAGCTGCCATCGGGTCCACGGCTTCGGGAGCGAGGAACTGAATCCCCTTCTCCGTCTCAATCGCAATCCGCTCGGGAGCCGCCTTCGCGGTTTCCGACACGGGTGCATCTGGTCCTGTCTCTGAAGTTGTGACGACGACTTGTTCCATGATTCCTCGTTACTGTTGGATGGGCTGTGCGCCTGAGGCGGCCTGCATCATCTGCGAGGCAATCTGCGGGTTGTTCGCAACGCCCTTGGCAAGGGAGCCCATCAGCTCCGGACCGTACTGGTCCTGCATCTGCATCTGCCGCTGCTGTTGCATCTTAGCGGCCAGTTCTTCTTCCGTCACGATCAGGCCCTTGGTGTCGATACCGAGGCTGGCGGCCCGACGAGCCAGATACTCGGGGATCTTGACATACTCCTGAAGCATCTGCGGGCCCAGTACCTGAGCCGCGCCTGCAAGGAACACATCGAGCTTGTTGAGATCGTTGCCGCGACCAAGTGCATCCACGCCGGTAATGATGGTGGGCTTGATGTACTTCTCCGGGATGTTCGGCAGGCGATTCGTCTGGTTCATCCGATCCATCACTCGACGGATCAGAGGAAGCTGAAACTCTTGAGACAGCACCGAGTAGATGCCGCCGAGCTGCCGCTCGATGGACTGGATCACAAGCCGGACTTCCTCGGCCGTCACGCGCTCTGCGTTACGGATCGTGGCCTCGGTCAACAGGAACGCATACGACAGACGCTCCTTGATGGTGTTGATGGTCAACAGGGCGGTGTTCAGGTCCGCGCCCTTGTTGGTCTGGATCACACCGACATCGGCGGGATTGCCCTCGATGATGTCTCCGCTACGCGCCCGTGCGATTGCACGGATGCGAGTCGAGCCGTTCGGGTTGACCACGATGACCAGCTTGCTGGCCGCAGCCGAAGCCTCGACCACGGCCTGATGCAAGCCGTCAAGGCTCTTGAGATCACCAATCAGCTCCTCGACATACGAGCGTCCCCAGTCCTCTCCGTCCACGCGAGACATACGGAGAGGCATCCACGGACACTTGTCTTCCGGATAGGAACCCTTGGTTTCCTCAATGACCTTGCCACCGATTTCCTGCTGCACCCGGACCCGGCCGCGGATCCACTCGACCTTGGTGTACAGGTCGATGGTGTCCTCGTAGGTGCTTTCGCCCTCCGTGCCCTCGCGGCGGGGGATGTACTCAGCGTATGCCTCCGGGAGCTCATAGGCCGAGACGGTTTCCTTCGTGACCACGCACTTCGGATTCCCCATCGGGTCGCGCTTCACGACATAGGCGTTCATGTTGAACACCCGCATACCGCCTTCGTTCGGCAGGTACAGCAGCACATTGCCCGTGACGATCAGGTGCTTCAACGCCTCAAATGTGCCCACACGCACCTGAGTTGTCTCGATCTCCTGCATCACCGCCCGTTCGATCTCCGACAGGGTGGTGTCGATCTCGGTCTTGATCTCGTCCATCTCAGCGATGGGACGGATGGCCATCTTGTCCACGACCAAACGGAACATCGGCTGGTTCGGGGGCAACAGCGACATGAGCAGGGCCGAAGCGAGGTTGTTCACGCCACGCGCACCGAGTCCCTGATACGGGGTGTCAAACTCCGTCGAGTAGTTCGCGCCCTTCTCCGGCATGACCATCGGCAGCGTGAGCTTGGCGCACTCCCGAGCGCGTTGGAGGTAGACCTCCCTCTGCGACTCAAGGTTCATGTAGATGGCTTCAGCCGTTCGCATGGTTTACCCCGTAGGAATGTTGAGTCCGCCCGTGGCTGCGCCCTCAAGCGGAATGGTCAGGGCCGAGCGTCCGCGGCCCCGCCGCGTGTACTCGTCTGGGTTGATGACAGGCAGACCACCAGAGACATCCGCGGGGGTCATCATCTGGGTGTTGCGCGGCGGATTGATCGGGGGCGGCGGCGGCGGTTCCGGCGGGGGCAGGGGCTTTGGGGGCTCCGGCATCGGGGGCATCTTAGGGCTGCTGCACATGGCGGTTCTCGGTTCGTTCCTTGAGGTGACTGCGGAGGAGGTGAACGACCTGCCTCATTCCCCTGTAGTGCCAGATTTCCCTGTCGGATGTCGAGAGGTCTGGGCACTTCTCTGGGATCAGTTCATCGAGCATGGTGACTAGTTCGCTCGTCACCGGGAGGGGCGCATTCTTTGGGTCCATGTCCATAAGGTACCTACCTTGTGAATACCATGATGACACCCGGTTTGTATGTAACCCGGATCCGAATTCCTGAGTTCATGGCCATGAGCTCCAGCTCCCGGCGGCCTTTCCTGCGGCCGACGATGGCCACGATCTCGGCAGGCCAAACACGAAGATGGGCTGCGATGTCCTCAAGGAATACCTCGACAACATCGCAGCCCTGAATCGAGTCAGCGAAGATTTGAGCCATCCGCCTTTGAATCAGGTAGGCGGATAGGGAGCGCATCACTTCTTCTTGCCGGACTTCATCTTGGGCTTCGGACCGTACTCGGCCTTGCGCTCCTTCTTGCTCTCGGTCATTTCGTGCTTCATGCCCTTCTTGCCCTTCATGCTCTTCATTGGGGTGTTTCCATGCCGAGTGCAATCCTGAGCAGGGTCCTCGGCAGAGACACCTGACCAGTCTGGGAGATCGAACAGGCCCATCGGCACGATGCCTCGGACCGTCATCTCCTCCATGTGCATGATTGCTCCGATGTTCCACCGAGCCGCGGCCAGATGGTCCTCGTCTCGATGGCCCTGTACATAGCGCAGCAGGTGACGCATGGCCGAGTCGATGAACCGGGAGATGGGCTGACCCTTCTCCCAGTTCCGTTCGCCGTACTTCGCCGCACCTAGCTCAAGCAGCCGAGCATCGCGGTCCAGAACGAACGGGCTCATCAGGTCATAGCGTCCCTTGCCGCTTCGGATATCCCGACGGCTTCCCGTCTCAAACTCCTCGCGTGAGCCGCTGTCCTTCAGGACGAAATTGCTGGAGTCCACAGCTTCACCTCCGATGTTCTCTGGTCGAACTCATGGTGCCGCAGGATCCGAGCGACACGCGCCTGAACCAACGCTTCGTCCTCGGAGAGTCCCGCCTTCCGGAACGCATCGAGAACAAGATCCCAAGTGTGTCCGTTTGCCAAGATGGCCTCGGCCTTCTTCGGCCCGACACCCGGACATCCGCTGTAACCGTCCGTGCTGTCGCCGCACAGGGTTTGCATCATGTGCGCGTAGTTGGCCTCGTTCTCCGCGATCACGCGCGGATGGGTGTCGTGGTCAGGGTTGAAGTGCACACCCGGAACGGTGCGGAGATCCTTGTCGATGGTGACGATCACGCGGTTCTTCCGCTTCGGATCGGTGGCCATGATCCCCATCACATCGTCGGCCTCCAGCGTGGGCATGACCGCGACATCGTAGGTGTTCGCCACATACGCCCGAAGATCCTTGTAGACAATCGGCTTCCGGTTTCCCTTGCGGTTGGACTTGTATGTCGTGAGCAGGGTGTTGCGCCAGTTGTTCGGACTCGACAGGCAGATCAGGACCTTGACGGACTTGCCGCCAAGCTTCTCGCGGATGCTGGCGATCTCAACATCGAGCAGGTGCTTCGCCATCCGTGCATCGCTGTGCAATGTCCAGATGTCGTCGTCCCATTGCCACGGGACCTCGACGGCCGCGGAGATGCGGTGGATCAGGATGTCGCCGTCAATCAACGCTTCTGTCTTCTTGCTTGGCATAATCAATCCTCTTGAGCATGGCCAGCTCTGCGATCAGATGCTTGACATAGGAGGAATCGTACTCGACTCCGATGCTGTCTAGCTCGATCACGATGTTGGCTTGCCGCTTCTTCTCTATCAGGTATGGTCGGACCATCCGCAGGAACCGGACAGCGTGTCGTCCGCTGGCCTCCCACCTGTAGACAGTCCGGTGGTTTCGGTTGTTGTTCTTGAGCGTCCTGACGGAACCCTTGAATCGGTTGGCGATCAGCATCAGCACATGGGGATAGGTGTTCGTGATGGACACATACGCCCTGTTTCCCTGCCACCTGATGCAGCCCTCACCATCGAGGTATCCCGCTAGGTAGCGTTTCAACTAGTGCGTTTCTGCCCAGTTCCTTCCGATTCTGTACTCCCCATCCAGAGGGCAGCGGAACCCGAGCATTTCACCCGCCAACTGGAATGCCTGCTTCGTATAGGAAGCGAACGCCTCGATCTGATCCTTTGGTCCCTCAAACTGGATCTCGTCGTGGATGTGCGCCACCTGATGGATGTTGAACCCGGAATGCCGGATCGCATCATCCATAAGGATGGTCGCCTGCTTCACCGCAATGGCTCCGGCAGATTGCAGCAGCGTGTTCAACGCGCTGTGCTTGCTTCGAATCCACAGCTTTCGGCCATCGACACCGATCAGGTATCCGCGGTCAACCTTGGCAGCGACGGCATCGCGCAGCTTCTTCAGGGCGGGGGTAGCTGCAAGGAACTTTGCCTTGAGTTTCTTACCCTCTTCCGCCTTGCCGCCGACGATGTTCCCGATCTTCTCGTCGCCAGCCCCATACAAGAACGCATATATGAATGTCTTCGCGTCGTTGCGCGTGGCCAGCCCAGCGGCCTGCTGGTTCTTGGTATGGATGTCTCCGTTGCAGATGACATTCGCGTACTCGCCGCCGTCCCACGCAGCGAGGTAGTGGGCAAGGCAGCGGAGCTCCAAGCCGGACGCATCGCATCCAAGCATGACCATCCCCGGTGTCGCTCGGAACAGGGCGCGGCATTGCTTGCCCCACGATGCGTTGACGGCTGGGACCTGCGCGATGTTCGGTCGGCTGTGGGTACACCGTCCGGTGATCGCTCCGTTGGTGTTCACATAGCCGTGGATGCGGCCGTTCTTCTCGGCCTTGAGCCATGCTTCGTCACCCTCGGCAACCTGCCCGAGCCTCTTGGCCACGGTCAGGTACTCGCAGATCGCGGCCGCAGTCGGACCCGGCATCACCGACAGGATCGACTCGTCCACCTGCGGCTTGCCTGATGGGGTGAACACCTCCGGCTTCCAGCCCTGTGAGATCAGATACTCAGCGATCTGGTCCCGGCTTCCGGGGTTGAACGGGATCGTCTTGGTCTTCGTCTTGAGCTGGATGATCGTCGGCGGAACGGTGGCTTGAAGCGTCTCCGTTAGCTCAAGCTTCCGCTTCTGGAGCTCGGCCGTCAGCTGGTGCGCTGCTTGGATATCGAAGCAGAAGCCGCGGTTCATTTGCCTTTGGATCAAAGATGCAAACTTTGTCTCTAACTGTAGTGCTTTCGCTCCGGGATCAATCTCGGAGTCCAGCCTCTTCCACAGCTCCAGCGTGATGCGGCAGTCCTGATGGTTGTACTCAGCCAGCTCATCGCTGTATTGCAGGTTAGAGAAGTCCGTGACCTTCTCCAGCAGGTCGCCCTTGAGTAAGCCGAGGCGGTAGCCCCAAGCCTTGAGCGAGTGCTTGCCGATCAGTTCGGTCGGGAACTCCTTGGCCGCGAAGTCACGCTCCTTCTGATCGGGGTAGACCAGACGGGCCATGACCATCGTGTCGTGCCACGCGATGTTCCGCTTCTTGAACATCCAGTCCTCGTACATGGACAGGTCGTGGCGTGTGAGCCATCCCTCGATGTACGGGATATCGAAGCCGATGATGTTGTGGCCAATCACGCAGTCGCTGGACAAGATCATCCGAATCGCCTTGTCCACCTCGTCACGCTTGAAGGTGACGGCGGGTTGGTCCTGCTTGTCTAGCAAGATGGAGATGCACAGGATGTCACCCTCCATCGGGTTCAGCGATGTCGTCTCGATGTCAAATGCAACTCGTCTCATGTTTCCTCCTAGAAGTTCGGTAGCTCTTCATCCTCGGCCGCGAAGTCGAATCGGCTTTCCGACAATCGACCCGTGTCCTTGTCCCAACGCAGTTCTCCAGCCCTGCCCGTGTCGCCTCCGAATCGGTTCTTCAGCACACGGATCTTCGTGATGTTCTTCTTCGTCTCGTTCTGCTGGTCGCGCTCCAGACCGATCACGATGTCGCTGAGCTGACCAATCGCACCAGACCCACGCAGCTGTGCGAGACTCGTCTGGCCTCCTTCCTCATGCGATCCTTCCTTCGGCCGCTTGAGGTGGCTGACGAGAATCATTCCGCATCCCAGTTCCTGTACCAGCATCCGCAGCTTCGTCATCGTGTTGTCGATGATGCGACGCTCCTCGCCATCGTCAATACCAGACACGACGATGCTGATGTGATCGAGGAAGATCCACTTGCACTCAAGGCCGCGGACCATGTAGCGGATGCGGGCAAGCAGATTCTCCGAATCGCACGAACCAAAGTGGTCGTACAGGAACATCCGACCAGATCCCACGGTGCGGTCAAAGGCAAGCCGCAGTTCATCCTCTGGAATCGACTCGCGTTCCTTGTCGATGTGCAGCTTCTTCGACAGCTCGACGGACATGATGCCGAGAGCGGTGCGGCGGACGGATTCCTCAAGCGCGATGTATCCGACGGTGCCGCCCATGCCAAGCAACCAATGCGCCAGCTCTCGGCACACGGAGCTCTTGCCGATGCCCGAGCCGGAGGTCACGGTGATGAGCTCACCGAGACGAAGACCGTGCAGCTTGTCCTGTAGGCCAGCCCACGGGTACGGAAGGCTCGGCTGATCCTTCGCGTTGATCTCGACCCAGAGGTCGCGGCCGTCGATGATTCCGTCCGGCCTGTAGACCTTCGCTCCCCACATCGCGTCGATCACCTCGCGGCCGCGTCCTGCCGTCAGGCACTCGTTTGGATCCTTGAGTGGGAGTTGCGCGATCCTCGCCTTGCCGGGAGTGAGCAGCATCGCGCAGTCCGTGGCTGCGCCCTGCCCCGGCTCGTCCATGTCGAACATGAAGACGACCGTCTCAAACTTCTCGATCCACTCTAAGTTGGCGCGAATCGCCTTCTCTGCGCCAGCCGCTCCGGTGGGAATGCTGACCACAGGCCACTTGTTGTCCTGTAGCTGGCTGACCGACATCGCGTCGATCTCGCCTTCGGTGATGACAAGGATCTTGCCGCCGTCACGCCAAAGGTTCTGACCGAACAACCCGCAGCCCTTCATGTCGCCAACAACGACGAAGCTCTTGTCGGCAAAGCGCAGCTTCTGTGCCTTCACCTGACCGTCTGGCCCGTGGTAGTTCGCCACCTGCACGGGCTTGTTCTGATACTGCGCGACTCCGTACCGGAACTTCCGGCAGGTGTCTTCGTTCAATCCGCGCTTCGGCAGCGCGGCGATCTCGATCTGCTCGATGAGATTCACAGGCAGTCTCCTCCTTGAGTGAGTTTGCTCAGCGTCCTGAGTAGTTTGTTCTTCGTAGTGGCCACATCCGTAGCCAAAGCAGAATGCGTGGCCGTCGCTATAGCGGGCCAGAGCGTCCTTGCTTCCGCACTTCGGACACGGTTCGTGCCGAAGGAAGTTCGATTCGTTTTGCATCCAGTTCCACCGTCATGTAGATGCCGGGTTCATGTTGACCCGACCAACCCTTCACCGCATCAACCCGGACCACCAGCGTATCGTCGGACCACACGATGGTGTTGCAGGCATCGAAGATCGACTTGATGTAGTTGTCGATGTCTGGCCGCGGCACCGCAAGCTTCGTCTTCTTCGGCTTCTGAACAATGAACCTGAGCGTCACCACGATGGGATCGGTGAACGGCTGGTGGCCCGAGATGCCAGCTACGGCATCCCGGACCACCTTCGCCGCCTTCTTCTTCCACGCCGTGTACGCCGCCGGGTAGTACGCACCCCACTTGCTGATGCGTGGGCGGGGACAGGCGATGGGCTCTAGGTTCAGCTTCAGTTCCATCAGAACTGCTTGCCGTCCACGACATCGCCGGATTCCTCCGGCTGATCCTCGGTGAAGGCCGTCTCAAAGCCCTCCTCCTCGGAGAACCCGAAGTCCTTGGCCGTGCGTCCGCCGAACTCCTTGAGCTCGATGACCTGCACGGCCTTGAGGCGCAGCGTCATGCCGACACCCGTGGCCGGGACATTCCAGAGGTTCGGCTCAAAGCCGATCCGCACGATGCTGCCGCCGCCCACGCGGTCGTTCATCGGACGCATCTTCGCATCGAACAGGATTGGACGCTGCTCGATGGTGCGTCCGTCCTTCGTGTCGATCTTCGCCGTCAGCTTGAACTTGAACTCGATCTCCCCCGTCGGGTTGCCGGAATCGTTGGTGCACTCCTTCCACGGGAGATCGCACTTCTTCAGCTTCTTCTTGGCATCGCGCACCTCGCTGGCGTAGTACTCGTCGTACATCTGCGTGAGCGTGGCGATCATCGGTGCCGCGGAAGCCGCAGACATCCGAAGACCGCAGCTGAAGATTCCCTTGACATCAAACTTGGTGTCGGGCTCGTTGACCTTCGGCCACACGGCAACACCCTTCGGACTGGTGAGACGCTTCTTGTCACTCATGGCTAAACCTCCGGATCTCATGCGAAGAAGTACTGGGCACCGCGAAGACGACTGAGATCGAAATCTCCACGCGGCGGGGGAGCGGGGACGGAAACGCCTGCCGGAAGCAGGGCATCAATCTCCGTCTTGAAGCTCTCCAGAATATCCATCGAGAACACCTCGATGGCGGATTCCTTGATTTCGGATTGCAGGATGCCGACATTAGGAGCAAGCGTTGCCGCTTGATCGTGTATCCAACTGAATACATCAATGCCGTGCAGGTCGGCGCACCTGTTGGTGGACCACACCATGATGGACGAGTCTAGAGCATGGACGAAGTTGGCCGTGATCGCATTGCGGTTGGCACGGCGGGACATTCGGTTGTCCTCAATGTTCATGGCATGGACGCGGATCTTCGGTCCGATGGCGCAGCGGACCTCTTCTTTCTTCCACATCGGATAGTACTGCCGGATCCAGAACCCGCTCGGCGCGGTCCACGAAATCGCCGTTTCATGCTGGACGCAGATGTCGCTGACCTGCTGTAGCCACTTCATCAGCGTGGCCACGCCGGGAACAACTTGGTCGATGGTCTGGTGCACGACCTTGGCCAGCCACATCGAGGGGGACCACACATCGGTGAACGGCAGGGACAGTCCGGCCTGACGACGACGATCCATCTCGTCGTGCAGCCACTCTCCGATGTACTGCTTGCATGAGTACAGCGTGGCAGCATAGGGCTTCGTCATCACGGGCCGCTTGATGCAGGATCGCGTGATGCCGATCTCAGACCAACCCTGTGCGTAGGTGTGGTCCATAGACGACACCATCTCCAGAACCCTCTGCGCGACTAGGCGGTAGATGTCGGCGGGGTACTCGCACTTGACGCAGTTCGTGGCCTCGGCACCAACGCTATCGCGCAGCAGCAGCGAGATCAGTTGCAGCGCGTTGTTGCTGCCGTCGATGCCGATGGGAAGATGCGTGACAAACTTCGCCGTGTCTTTCATCCGCGTGAACTCGTCGCAGAAGGCAAGGAACTCAAACGGCTTGTCGGCCTTGCTCCAGAACGCGACGGTATCGAGCGGCCTTCGGCCAACCTCGATGATGTCCTTCTCAAAGTCCTTGACCCATTGCAGGCGGTCGGTGTAGCGGTCCTTGTCCTTGCCGTAGCAGTTGGCTCCGTGGATCCGCAACCACATCTCGCCGTCGTCCGTCATCGGCAGGCCCTTGCCGAAACGCAGGCAAGCCTTCGCCGCGTCGAACCCCTGAGGATTCAGATACCCGGGCATCGGGTAGCCACGACCACGGAAGTCGAGCTGCATCGGGAAGTGCATCGGCACATCCGCGTATCGGTCCGCAACCCAGAGCATCTTGGCCAGCTGCATCCGCTTGGAACCGAGATGCTGATTCGCCCACTTGATCCGGCAGTATTCCTTTCGGTACTGCCTTCGGGCCTCGTCGTTCTCCTTGATGTCCACAGGCTTGGACGGATACGCGAAGTCGTCACGCGCAGGGATGTCACCGACCGGAAGGTTGTTCTCCCAGCACGACCGCACGACATCGAGCGTATACGGATTGGTGCGCCAGACCGTCTTCTGAATCGTATTGATGGCCTTGTATACGAAATGGAGATCGCGGCCCTTCAGGTCATCGAGATAGCGGCGGCTGTGGACCTTGACCAGAGGGCGGCGACGGAAGAAGTCGGCCTGATACCCGCCGACGAACGGATCCTTCCAGTCGAGCGGCTTCTCCACCATCGGCAGCCACACGGGCGAAAGCATCTCTGCCTTCGCGCTGTTCTTCTTGATGTAGTCGAAGAACGAATCGCTGGCTCCGACCATCGTCAAGGTCTTGCCGCGCTCGTTGCGGATGTTCTCGATCTTGAGCAGATCGGTGTTCTGATGGATCAGCTCGACTAGGACGATGCCGACCTGAGCCCGTGCCTTCGGCGGCCAGTTGCTGATGCCGAGGTTGTGGTTCTTGATGCTGCGCTCAATGAACTTCCGACGCTGACGCTCGTTGATGTTGCCCTTGACCTGACGCTGGAGCTGCTGCCACAGCACGGGTTCCTGTTGAACGATGTTGCGGAAGTCGGCCTCGTCCTCTAGCACACGGGCGATGCTGTTCGCCGCCTTGAGCATCGTCTTCGATTGCGATGCCGAGTCGAGCAGCGACTTGAGCGACAGCAGCGCGACTACATCGGAAGGCAGCACCTCGATGTACTCAAGGGCCCGGTGCATACGGCCGGGTCGGCCGCGGCACATCGTCTTCCACGATTCGATGGCTTGAGTCACAGCCGGGACGGCCAGCGACATCGCGTGTCGCGTGACCGGATCGGTCGTCTCGCTTCCATGCTTTGCGTTCCTTGCAACACGGTGGCGGTACCTCAGCTTGCCGAGTTCCACCATCTCAGCTTCGACCATACGCTCGTCCATGAGTCCTCCAGTTGTCAGCCGAACACGGCTGTGATTGCGTTCGTCCGGTCCTCGTCCTTGAGGTGCGCGTAACGCATCGTGACCTCGATGCACTTGTGACCGCAGAGTTCCTTGACCGTGAAGATCGGCACACCACGCTGCACCAGCCACGACGCAAAGGTGTGGCGACAGCAATGCGGAGTGAGCTCCTTGTCATCCTGAAGACCGAGCCGCTTCTTCATTGCGTCCCACCTATGTCGGACGGAGTGCAGCGACATCATCACAAATGGTCCGGCACCCTGTTCGCTGCGTGGACACAGCACATTCCATGCAGCCGTGGACAGGGGAACCGAGCGCGGCTTGTCGCTCTTGTTCTGCCACACCCGAATGTGACTGGCCGTCATGTCGATGTCCTCCCAACGGAGGTTCAACGCTTCGGACAGGCGAAGCCCCGTCTCCACCAGCACGACTACAAGATCAGCCATGTCGCAATCGTGCATGGCCAGATCCTCGCGGATGTTGGTGTACTCGGCCTTGGTCAGGAACCGGACACGACCATCGGATTCCCGCAGCCGTTCGAACTTCGGCTTGCGGGTGATCCACCCGCGGTCGTGTGCGAAGCTCATCATGCGGGACAGCGCGGCCATCTTGCGGTTGATCGTCGCGTTGCTGTTGCCGATGCGGCGCAGCTCCGCGATCACCGCATCGCCATCGGCCGTGGTGATCGAGGAGATTTCCCGGTCGGCACCGAGGATGCGAACGACCGACGAAGCGTTGATGTCAGCGGTGACTTCGCCGCGGGTTCCTGCCCAGACCTGACGGTACACGGTGTCTGCGAGTTCGGCTATCGTCATTCCGTTGTGCCCTTCTCCGGCGGACAGTCCGGGAGGAATCTGTCCTTGCAGGACGGCCAGCTTGGCCTGTGCCTGCCAGATTTCCGCGTCCTGTAGGGACTTGAACGATCTGCGGTACCGGGTTCCGTTGCCGGACACCGAAACTTTCCATGAATGACCAGAACTGATAATCGACATGGGTTCCTCCAACGCGAAAGCGCGTTACATCCAGTCTATACGCTGTAGTTAGACTTGTCAAACGGTTGTTCAACGCGACTAACAGCGCGACTATGGTGCGCCTAAACAGCGATTTGGCCCGATAACGGCCCGAATCCGGGCGGCCCCGGGGGCACCACGCCGCCCCCGTTCGGTCCGGATAACTACGCGCGGCCGCCCCCGGTCCCGGCCAGCTTCGGACCCGGCCAGCTTCGGACCCGGCCAGCTTCGGACCCGGCCAGCTTCGGACCCGGCCAGCTTCGGACCCGGACCCGGCCGCCCCCGGCCGGAAATGAAACCGCCCCGGCGGGAACCGGGGCGGGACGGGGAACGGAAACGGGGCGGGAAAGAAACCGCCCCGGCGGGAACCGGGGCGGGACGGGGAACGGGGGCGGGGCGGGCCCCTATTTCATCGGCGGCCCCCCTTCCGCGTGGCCAGAATCGAAACCACGGCGGCGGCGGCCAGAATGAAACCCCACACAATCGCGGCGGCGGTTTCCCGTTTCACGCGGTCCCCCTATCCGCCGCGAATGCGGCCGCGCGGGACGGGTCCGCATTGACCCACGCAAGGGCGGCCAGAGCTTCAGACATTTCCACCCCGCCGGGGAGAATCACGCGCGGAAGGGGCGGCGGCGGGGGCACTAGTGCGGCGGCGCGGTCCACGCGGGAACGGGCGGCGGCGGCCGCGGCGGCCCCGTCCGTGGTTTCCCCCGATGCGATTCCGTCGGCCAGATTCACCGCTTCCCGCATTGTGACAAGAAACGCGCCGAACCCGAGGAGCTTCCGCGCGGATTCGCCCGGGTCCACAATGCGAACGGAAACCGCGTCCGAAGCTTCCGGAAGAGTCAGAGTAAATACGGCGGCCCGATCATCCCCGGTACCCTTGCGGCGGCGGTCCGCGGCCCGTAGTCCGGCCCCCACGCATTCCGCGCGGAAGCTGGCCGCGTATTCCCCGGCACGGGTTGCGACATTGAACCAACCCCGGACGGAATCGGCGGCCCCGCGGCCCCCTACGGAAACTTGACGGCCCGCACTATTCGAAACGCGGGCGAATGCGTTTACGCGCGACATTCTGAAATCCTCCAAAGTGTGCCAGACTGCGGACCGCCACGGCGGCGGAACCGCGAAGGGCCCGCGGCGGAGTTTCCCCCGCCGGGGCCGTGGTTCCATCATTCGAAATACCCCGGATCCTCCGCGCGGATTCCGGTCCCGGCTAGTTCCGCGATATAGGCGGAAGCTTCCGCGATATAGTCCCCGGCCAGCTTGCCACAATCCGGACACGGCCCGGTTCCGTCCGTCCGTTCGCACGGGCACCCGAGCGGGCCCCGGGGTTTCCATCCAAAGTCGGCCGCGATTCCGGGGAAATCGTAGTCCGATTGAATCAATCGGGAATCCCCACAATCCGAAACAATCAGGAAACATAGGGAAACCCCGCGAAACCCTTCGGCGGTTTCAATGCGGAACCCGTGCCCCTTCCGGACCCGATAGCGGCCGTGGTTCTCGGCGGCGCGTAGGGCGAAACTTGCCAGCGGGTCCGCCCATTCGCCCGTTAGGCGGTTCCACGCGCGGCGGAAACCGTCCCGGCCGAATGCCCCCACGATTTCGAACCCGTCCGAATCGCGGCCGTATATCAGGCCGCCGAATGCGGCCGGATTGTCCGCCGGGAACGCGGGCGATTCGTTCCACCCCGCCGGATTCCATCCGGCAAGCGCGGGCGCGTCCGGTTCCATTTCGCGGGCCGAGTCAATCAATCCGCGAAGCGTTCCCCCTGCGGGAATGTCGATACGCGCGAACCACGCGCCCCCGGTTTCCGTGTCCCCGGTTTCAGCGTCGGCAAACCCGTGGCCGGAAATGATACGGCCGACGGCGGCCAGCTTCGGACACGCAAGCGAACCGGGAACCGGGCGATTTCGCCACGCGGCCGGGTCCGTGTCAAGGTACGGGAAATCGGCGCGAATCATTCCGCCCCCCCTTCGGTTTCATCGGTGCACAGAATGCACAGAATCACGGCGGCCCGTTCCGCGAAATCGGCCGCGCGGGATTCGTCCCGCCGCCACCGGGCGCGAAAGTGTCGATATATCCGGCGGGCCCCGTCCGAATCGGGACCGTTCCATAGCGGGGACGGCCGGAAAGAAACCGGGGCCGATTCCACCACGCACCCCACGCGATATAGGGCGGAACGCTGGCCGCCGTGGAAATCGCCCGAGATAGCGTAAAGAGATTCGGCAAGGGCGAAACGGTCCCCCGCGTCGTCGTCCCCGTCCGAAACTTCCCGAAGTAGTGCGGCCAGCTTCGCGGCCGTCCGCGCGTATCTCTCGGCCGTATCCGGCTCGGTTTCATTCCGCCACGCGGCCGCCGATGGTAGGGCCGCCCGGATTCGTTCAAGCTTCACCACGGCGGGCCCCCTTCCCGGCGCGAATCGGGGAACCGTCGGCGCGTCCGATTGACACGGTCCCGATTTCCACCCCGTCCGCATTGTACGCGTATCCGATCATGCGGCCGCCGTCGGCCGAGAACCGCGCGAACCGGACCGCGGGCCCGTCGAATCCCCCCACGCGAACCGGGGCGGTTCGTGCGTGGCGGTTCGTCAATCGGACCGCGGCCCGCCATTCCGGCGCGACACAATCGGCCCGCCATTCCCCGCCGCCGTGGCCGACGACACGAACCGCGAACCGAAGGGGGCGGCGGCCCGTGGCCAGTTCCGCGGGGTACGCGGTCCCCGGACCGAACCGAACCCCGGCCGCGTCGGTTTCGGCCGTCGTGGTTCCCGTGACGGCGGCGGCCACGCTGGCCGCGAAGCTTGCGAGATATCCGAGCATTCTAGAATCCTCCAAAGTGTGCGGGCCCGTGGGAACCGTTCCCCGCGGGCGAAGGGCGGCGGCGGGGTTTCCCCCGCCGTGGCCGTTAGAACTTGCGGACAATCGCGGCGGCCGCGTCGGCCACGGCATCGGGACGCATTGAACGCCACGCGGACGCGCGGCCGTGGAACGGTTTCGCCATTCGAAAGACATCGGCGGCGGCCGTGGGCGTTTCTTCGAATGCTTCCCAAGCGGGAATCACCACAGACACGGCGGCGGATTCTGTGGGGATTTCGTCGGCCGCGTCGGCCACGGCCACGCATAGGGCCCGAATCGCCCCGGCCGAGAGAAACCCCGGCGCATTGTGGAGCGTGCACAGTAGGCCGATGAAATCGGCGGACGGATTAGACGGAAGGGCGGCGGAAGCTGTGAGCATTGTTCAATCCTCCAAAGTGTGCGGACGGCCACGGCGGCCGTATAGACGGAATCTAGTCGCGGTCCGTCCCCGTGTCAAGCTGTGGGGACCGTCCCGCGATCATTTCAAGGGCGGCGGCGGCCCGTTCGGCATCGGGGCCGAAGTACGCGGCCAGTTCCGCGCGGCGGACGGCGGACGGGATACGGGATAAGGCGGAAGCTGTGGCGGCCGGTTCGGGACCGGCGGAAGCTGTGGCGGCGGGAAGCTGTGGCGGACGCTGTGGCATTGTTCAATCCTATTAGGGGCGGGGCGGGCCGGAACCGTTCCGGGGACCGCGGGCCGTTTCATCGGCCGAAGCTGTGGCCACACTTGAACGGAAACGCAAGAAACGGAATCGAAGGGGAACGCGGCCAGCGTCCGGCCAGCGATTCCGCGCGGCCAGCGTCCGGCCAGCGTGTCCCGTGTCGGCCGTGTCTGTGGCCGTGGTTCCCGCCGTCCGGGCCGCCACAGACTCGGAGTCTATCGCGGTCCCGTGGTTCGGCCGTGGTCCGGCGGCGGCCGTGTCCGTGGCCGTGGCGGCGGGGCCGGATACGGCCGGGGCCGCCCGTTATCGGGCCCGCGTCGGCCGCCCGGTCCCGCCCCCGCGCCGGAACGCGCGACCGCAGGCCCCCGAGGGGGGGAATCGGGACTAAACGAAGCGATATACCCCCTTTCGGATTTTTCTGCCGAAAGGTCCGCAAACAGAAAGGCGGCACAGACCGTGAAGCCTGTACCGCCCTTGGAGGAAAAGATGCTTGTTGCTACGCGCCCAAAGCGGGACTTGCACCCGCATCCCCGCCGAGCGGGATCTTCTGGATTATACGCTCTGTCCCACCGACAGGCCCAGTATTAGACGATTCGGCGCGATTGAGTGGTCAGTTGTTCCGGGCCAGATCGGCCTTCATCTCCTTGAGTTTCGTCCACAAGGCCGTGTAGACCCTCAGGGCCTCCACAACATCCTCGTCGGGCCCGCTCATCGTCTCATGCAGGAACCCGTCCAGAGCCATCTCAGCCGCCTTGGGCCGCTTCAGCTCGATGAACTTGGCTGCCAGCCGCTCAAACTTCGCGTAGGCGGGCTCGTTCTCCTCTGGATTGACCTCTGCCCCACCGGACAGGACATCTTCCAGTCCCTGAATCTCGTTCAACATCTCGGTCCACTCGTCCGTGAAGTCGAACAGGTGGTAGTGTTCACCCACGCTGCCCTTCGGGATGGCGAACTCGATGAACATCCGGTCGTCCACGGGCTTGAAGTAAATCTTCGTGCCCTTCGGAGGCTTGGGTAGGCTCACTTTGCACCTTCCTTCTTGCCCGTCTTCCCCGTCTTGGGCGGATTTGCGGGCTTATTGACGGCCTTCATGGCCCACGGGTGGTTCTTCTTCGGCTTTGTCGCAGTCATTTGTCCTCCTGCTCGTATTGAGCAATGCGTTCTCCAATCCAAGCCATGCAGTTGCAGGCCATTGAGTTACCAAGTGCCTTGTAGCGGGGCCCATCTGCGGCGGGCTTGCCTCGATGCGGCACAAGCGTCCAATCGTCGGGGAATCCTTGTAGCCGTTCGCACTCAAGTGGGGTCAAGCGGCGAACTGTCATAGCAGTAGCCACAGCGTGTGTGTCTCTTTCTCCAGTATCAAACGCATTGACGGTGTTTGAAGTTTCCGCCTGTACCCATGACTCATCGTCCGTCGCGCTTTGGGCGCGTTTGGACTTGCGAAAAACAGCAGGAAATACATGACCCGCATCTAATGCAGGTCTTCCACACGAGTCAGGCCCACGCGCTGTTAGGGCTCCCACAATAGGCTGAATAACAGCACCAAAGTTCGCCTTATCAGGCATCCGTTGTGCCCCGTTTGCATTTGATTTAGTCAATGTTGACGCACAGGGGCTTCCATCCCACCAGCGGTTGTTTCCAACGCTTCCTTCAACATCTTCGGTAGCTTCTTTCCTCGTCGTTGACTGCGCCGCAATATGCCCTCGCAAGCCTTCTTCGATAGCCAGAACCTTTCCGGGACCTGTGTAGTCTCCAAGACATCCGACAACGAACACACGTCGCCGTCGCTGCGGGACGGCTTGGGGCCAGTTCCCCACTCGGATGTATTGAGCATCCAGCACTCGGTAGGCGTACCCATACCCGAGTTGGCCCAACGCCCCGAGGAAGGCACCAAAGTCCCGTCCGGATCCGCTGGACAAGACACCGGGAACATTTTCCCAGACAACCCATCTAGGTTGGAACCGAGCAGCGATTCCAAGAAAGGTGAGCATGAGGTTTCCCCGCGGGTCTTCAAGCCCTTTCCGCAGTCCTGCGACGGAGAATGACTGACATGGGGTGCCCCCGACCAGAAGGTCAACTGATCCGGGTTGTAAGGGCCATTGCTCATACTTGGTCATGTCTCCGTAGTTCGGGACTGTTGGAAACCGATGCGCTAGGACAGAACAGGGAAACGGTTCAATTTCAGAGAACCCCACAGCTTTCCATCCAAGCGAATGCCACGCAACGGATGCGGCTTCGATTCCAGAGCAAATGCTGAGGTAGTTCATTCTGCTTCCCTCGCTTCGAACTCCTGTAGCTTGTGGAGCAACTTGTTGTTGCGTTCCCGCATCTCCGCGATCATCTCCCGGAACATCTCGATATCACGGGCCATCCGGGTCAGCTGATGTGACTGGCTCTCCATGATGTCGTGGCACTTCTCGCGCTCCGCGCGCAGCCGCTCGATCTCGTCGGCGGCTTCATTTCGCTCGGCGTTCTGCGTGTCGGTGAGCGATGTCCAGTTGATCCTGAGACGATCAACAATGTCGATGTCGTCGCTCATTCCAGCCTGCCTTCCCGGATCTGATCGACCTCCGCGCTGATGTCGCGGGTCTTGATCTTCAGGTCCTCCAGACCTTTCCGGATTGCACACAGCTCGACTAGGGCATCACGACAAGCCTGTCGCAAAGACAGGCTCAGGTTGATGTCCTCCGTAGCCCGCTGTAGCACGGGCTGCCACGACTGCTTGTCCATTGGTTTCCTCCAAAGTGTTCTCTCTTCAGGGTGATCCCGAGCGGGGCGTTGCCGAACGGGACCACCCTGTGGGGGAGAAGAATGCGGGACGCATCCTAGCGAACACGCAAACCGTTGACAAGTGCCAAGGCAAACTCGGGATTTCGACCGAGAGTATCGGCCAGTCCGGTTTCCAAGGCGCAGATTTGCTCCTCCTGTAGGCCGATGCCGTATAGGTCGTTGATCGCCTCTAGGACCTCATGCAAGAGAGTCCGTGTTTGGATGGCTTCGGTACAGGAGGAGTTGACGGTGATGGTGGGCAGGGGACCCTGAGCCCAAGTCCCGAACAGGAACTCCTCCCCCTCCCCTCCCATCGGTTGACGGTGGATCTGGACACACAGTCCGGCAATGACAATGCTGTCTGACACCCCCTACCCCCCTTCTGGTAGCTAGTGGATAGCTGACAGTTACCTGTATCGAGACTCTAGAGATGATCCTACCGGATACCTATACCCATCTAGAATGGATACTTATGGATATCTAAAGGTATCTAGAGTTGTTCTAGAGTTCTTCTAGCCCCTACCATAGAGGTACCCCATATCCATCTCTGTCATCCACCTACGGTGGTATTACAGAGTTGTTCTAGATTGGCTGGATAGGGGGGAGGTGGTACCGATCCAGTCTTCTCTTGGATGGGGCAGGAGAAGGGCCGTAGGCGGATTACCTGCGGTTGTTCCAAGAGTAATCCTCAGGTTCCCTAGCCTTTGGGATCAGTCTTCCTTCCATGAACCTCTCCAGCCGTTCGTCTATGGCTTGCTGTCTTGCCGCTTGGATCTTCTCGTCGGCATCCTGAGCCATCTGTTCCGTCCAGTAGTTGACCGCGATGGACAGAGCGTCAAGACGGTCGTCGTGCAGCAGGGCACCCCGAGCCTTGACCACCCGAGACATCTGGTAGAACAGGCTGTAGTGCAGCGTCTTGTCGGAGGTCTTGGCGGTTTCGTAGTCGCGCTGGACGACTCGGGAGTCAATGACTAGCTTGTGCTGGTTCAGCACGGGCTCCAGCGTGTCGATGATCCGCTTCTCCTTCTGCACCGAGTGGCGGACCTCCTCGATGAAGCAGTTGTGGCCAGCCCGCAGGTGCGGCTTCAGCAGCTCGGTGAACATTCCGTCACCGAAGTTGGACTCGACCACGATGTGGTTGACCTTCTGCCGCGAGGCGATGTCCACTAGCTCCTTCAGCGTCCGTTCGTCGTACCCGCCCGGTAGTCCACCCGCCTCGGTGACAAACAGGAATCCGTTGAGCATCTTGACCACGGCGAACGCCGTCTCGTCTGTGCCGCGTCCCGAGGGGTCGATGGCCATGACCGAGCCCGTGTACGGCTTCGGGGAGGATGCACCGATGCTGGCGACCGCCCGGTACCACCTGTCGCCGTTCAGTCCGACGCACGGCAGGTCCTCGCAGGGCTTGTCCTTGCCCCAGATCAGCTTCTCCGGCGCGGTGTCGATCTCGCACTCGGTGATGATCGCGTCCGACAGGCGCAGCGGATAGCGGTCGAGGTCGGACAGGCTGGTGTCCAGCATGAACTGGAGCGAGAAACCCGAGCGTCCGAAGGACATCTCGCGTTCCATCAGGTCGATCTCGGAGAACCGCTGCGGATCCGTCGGCTTTCCGACGAGCTCCGGGTTCTTGTCGAGCTTGTCAGCGATCATCGGGGCGAGTCGGGCCCCGTAGAACTCCCTCAGCCGTGCCTCCGGGTACCGAGCAGGCCAGATTCGGACCTCGTATCCGCGCTCCGGCAGCGATGCGTACAGCGATGCCTCGGTCTGCGGTGTGCCGAGGTAGACCACGCGGCCGTCTGGCTTGAGAACAGCGTCGAACTCCTTCACGGACTCCGACAGCTTGTCACGCATTGTCTGCGTCAGGCTGTTGTTTGCGCTTTCCACATCGTCCGCGACGATCAGGTCGGCGCGGCTTCCCGTGATCTGCGAGGTGATCCCCTTGCTCACCACGCTCGGGCTCTGGCTCGGCGGGGCTAGGCCCACATCGAACGCGATCTTCGACTTGCGCTGGTCTTCCCTCGGGCGCAGGTGGTGCAGGATCTCCATCGACTCGATGATCCGCAGGGTGAAGGTCGTGAAGTCGTCCGCCCTCTGCTTGCTGCTGCTGACCACCAGAATGTTCTTGCTCGGATCGAGCAGCAGCTGGTGGATGACGAACGCTGAGGTGACGAAGGACTTCCCGACTCCACGAAAGGCTTCGATCACGCATCGGCGGGGTCCGTTCTGCAAGTATGCGGCTAGGTCGTACTGGACTGGGGTGGGTTCCGGCAGTCCCAAATGCTGCCAAGTCAGCCAGAGAAAGTTCCGAAAGTCCTTGAGGCGGGGGTCGATTTGCATTGGCTTTCGTTTCTAGCCCCGTGGATGGCCCGCCAAGGCGTTTAGATTGCTGTATAGGGTGTCCATAGGGTCGAAATCAGAAGGTCTGTAATGCGATCCTAGACGGCTTCTTGGGCTTCATCGAAAGGCAGGGCTTGCGACAGCCTCAGGATGGGAGTGCCTTGGGAGGGGGTGGCGTTGACCCCGTTGTCCTTGAGCAGCTGTCGAGCCACGCCAAGGTCCGCGGCAGTCGCTTCGCCGGACTCGATCTTGTCGATCAGGTTCTGGGTCAGCAGCTGGTGCAGTTTCGCCATCAGTTCGGGATCGGTCATGTCAGCCTCCTGCGAAGTAGAACTCAAGGCGAACAACATCACCGACGGCTTCGCCTGTCTGCGTCAGGTTTCCACTCTTGGTAAATCGGACGGTTCCCGCAGCTACTCCAACCGTTTCGGTCAGGAACAACTGAGTCAACGGTGTTCCGCGTGTTCGATTGATGTAACGCACAAACCCACCTGTTCCGTAGATGGTCAGGAAGTTCGCAGGATTACCTGAGTAGATAAACCCAAGTTTGATCTCTAGGTATCCGTTGGTTGCTCGGTACAGGCGGGCAAGATTTGCGTTACCCGGGTGGAACACAGGCTGTGATTGATCGAGAACGCCAAAGGAAGTACCCATGTCGAGTTGGTAACTTCCGATGTCGGTAAACCCCGTGGTCGAGTTTGTGCTTCTTGCCGCGATTGTTCCGGTCAGCGTGAAGATGGGATTGCTTGTAAATCCAGAAGCGACATCCGTCGCGCCTTTGTCGAAGTGGGGCAATGCCTCATCCTGAACTAGAACCTCGCTTAGTTTCTCGGTGTCTGCGACTAAAGGTGTTGTACTGCCGCTGAGATTCTTGAGAAACGCAGCGCGTCGAATCAGGTTCATCGTGGATTCCCCGTTAGGTAGACCTTCAAGATCATCGCGTCTCCCGAGGCCAGTTGAACCGGATCGAATCGAGCCTGTCCATCGAAGCGGATGATTGAGACTGACTGCCTGAGCATCGTCGTCATCGGGATCTTGTTGCCCGTCTTGATGTGCATCAGGATTCCCCATGCCCTCGGGTACGCGCCGATGAATCCGTTTGGATCCCCCACGCTGTTGATGTCGATTCGGGCTTGAATCGGATCGGTGCTTCCGGTGCCTGTGGACACCTGTCCTTTGTTGAAGCTCGTCATCGGTGCTATCGAGAGCGATCCGCCCTCGATATAGCTGTTCTGCGTGTACACCGCCGAAGACACCGACCAAGTGGGAGCTGAACCAGACAGGTTGAACGCCGCCGTGAAGGCCAGATAGTTCTCTACTTCCAGCCCACCGCTGAGATGATGCGAGGTCTGCGACTGAACCGGAGACGACAGCGGAGAGCCGGGATAGGCATCTTCCGTAGTCGAGAACAGGTTCTGGTGGAACAGGGCTCGTCGCAGGATGTTCATCAGATCCCCAGCCACCCGCTTACAAGGCCGCTGGTCCACGATGTGATGTTGAGCCGCATCAGCGGCATCAGCGCAACGGTCTTCGCCTTGCTGCTGTCCGTGCTGGCAATCGTGGTGATGGTCGTCCAGTTAGCGGAACCAGTCAAGCGGCCTTCAAGAGTGACGGTTGCGGTTCCCGCAAACTCAGCCTGAAAGACACCGACGCGCTCATCGACATAGTGATCGAAGGGCGTTTCGAAAGTGACATCCGTGGGAGCTCCCGTCGCGGACTTCGAACCGAGGAAAATGACACGCATGATGATTATCCCTTCAATGGAATGAACTTGACGACAAGACCCGACAGGAACGAGATGACCGCGGCGGCACCGAGCAGCCACGCCTTGCTCTGCTCAAGGTCGCGGACGCGAACATCGAGCCGTTGTAGTTCTTCCTGCTGGATGCGGAGCGAGGTCATCATTGCATCGACCTTGCCTTCCAAACGACCAAGCGCAATGAGCACTTCCTCGTTCACGGCGTGTACTCCGATGCCTTGATGATGTACAGGGTGTTTGCCACCGGAGCCGAGATGTTCGGTAGCGTGAAGTTTGCGCCGCTTCCACCGAAGGTGTACGCAATCTTGGCGAACAACGCGGAGTAGGTAGTGGTGCTGACGGAAGCTCCGTTGCAAGCAAGCCATCCTTTCGGAGCGACCGCGGCCGCGATGAGCTTGACATCACCAACGCCCATGAGTTGGTCGGTATAGGCGCGGATCTCCGACAGGTTGTTGGCTGTCTTGAGCAATCCCGTGGACTGCACGGCTTGGACATTGTTGAGCGGCATGAGGTTGTTCCTTAGCTGTCAGCGATGTAGGTACCAGAAAGATACAGCGAGGCTCCTGCGGTGATGTTTGCCTCGGTTACGACAGCCGATCCCGTAGCTGCACTCTGACGGATGGTCACATAGGTCGGATTGGTCGGGTCGATGAATCCGAGCAACGCGCCCGTCAACCCCGTGAAGTTGTTGAACCCCACGCAACTGACCGGAGCCCAGCCATTTGCTTGGCAGCTGAACGGAAGGCCGCGCACAACGACATTGCCCACACCTGCTCCCTTGGTGTTGACGACAATCGAAATCGTGAACACCACAACGCGGTCGATCTTGATGTACCGCGCGAACCGGGAGGTGTACGAACTGACTTCCGTGGTTCCGAGATACAGCGTCGGCGTGAACTGCGCTGTCTGTAGGCCAGTCAGCGTCAGGTTGTTCATGGCGATATTTGCCGTAGGAACGGCAAATGTGCTCAAGGGAATCGAACTGGCCGCCGTCAGCACCGCAGTTCCAGATGTGTTGGCGTTCAGCAGGCGAAGGTCGCTTCCAGCTCCCGTGAAGCTTGTCTGCTTCAACTGCGCGAATGAGACGGATGCGTCTGCAATCTTCGCGTTGTTGACCGCAAGATTTGCGATCTTTCCCGTCGTGACATTCAAGTCAGCGATCTTGTCCGTTTCGACCGCGCTTGCCGCAAGCTTCGCCGTAGTGACGGCAAGACTTCCGATCTTGTCCGCCGTCACAGCACCGCTTCCAAGCTTGGCTTCCGTCACCGCTGCGTTGTTCAGCTTCGCGGTCGTGACCGCAAGGTTGGCAATCTTCGCAGTCGTGACTGCATCATCGAGGATCTTGGCCGTCTCGACCGCACCGTTGGCGATGTACTGCGCGGTCACGGAACTGTTGGGCAGCACATCAAGCGCGTTGCGGGCCACGCCGAAGTTGCGGATGACAATGTTGTCCGTCCCCGCTGCCGGAGGTGCGGTGAACTGGATCTGCCAATAGGGACCGACTGCAACGATGTCGTAGTTGGTCACAGGCCGCTGGAGAACACCGTTGACTTCAACGATGAACATCGCCGGATCGGTGCAGGTGGGTTCGGGATTTGTCAGGTAGATATCCTCGACAGAACCATCGCCGCTGAAAGACCAGCTCTGCGGAACCGTGAACGCACCGAACAGCGACAGCGAATCGACATACTGCTTGTTCGCCGCATCCGTCAGGTTCGTCGGAGGAGACACACGCTCGATCCGCAGGTTGGTCGCATCCCATGCGGTGCTGAAGAAGTTCTTGCCCATGCCGCCAGCACCTGTGTCCTGCGCTTCCTGCGCGATGAACAGCTGCTGCTTCTGGGCGTTGTTCATGTCCTGTGCCGTGAGCACGGACGCATCGGCAAAGTTGACCTGTAGGCCAGCGACCGTCTTCGGCGTGATCCGCTTGATCTCGATGTAGTCACCCGATGACGGGAAGTTTCCCGCCGTGAAGGTGACGGTCTTCGCCGTCGTGTTCAGCGTGTAGTCGGATGTGAGGGTCTTCAGCACACCATTCACATAGACATAGATGTGAGCGGAGGAGATGTATCCGTCAATCTGCGCCCAACTGAACGGGCCTGCCGTTCCGTTTCCGGTTGAAGCTTGAAATGAGTTGGCCATTACCTACCTCGGGAGTATTGAAGAAGCTCTGCGAACGGCTTTCCGCTTGCCGCTCCAATGACTGTTGCCCTGCGGTGGCGTTCCGCTTCCATAAGGTCTGGGAACTCCTGCATGGTTTGACGGAACGCAGCGTCACGGTACCGCGAGATCAGCTTTCGCAGCATCCCGACGCGGGGTGAGTCGTATCCTTCGACGCTGGTGGGGTCGGTGCGCTGGTAGCCAGACGACTGGATCAGCTGCTCCATAGATTCCCGGAGGGTGCGTCCGCCAAGCCGGACCTGACCCGTCAGCTCCTGCCACCTGTCGTAGGAGTTCTGGCCCTTCCGGTTCACATACGCGCGGAGATCCACATCGTTTCGCATCGCCCGCGGCGGCGTGAATCCAGCACCAAGCTGCGCCAGCTCCTGCGCGATGATGTCATTGTTGACCTTGCTGTAGGAGAACGGCCATGCTGGAGGAACCGCACCGAGAATGCGCGACCGTCGCAGCGGCTCACCAAGCACATCGCGGCGGGGGGCGACATTCTCAGCGATGCCGGGAATGCGGTTTCGAATCGCATCAGCGATGGTCTGCACATCGCGCATCACGGGATCCATGCCGAGGATGTCCTGAGTCTGCGACAGCGCGGACGGGACGAACGACGCGATGGTCTGCTCAAGCCAGTCCGCTCCGTAACGCTCGGCATCGGACACCGCGTTGGCAGCGCGGACCAGACCAGTCAGGTAGGTCTTGTTGGCGATGTTGTTCGCCACGGCCGCAACCACACCCTTGAGCGTGACCTCGATGACGCTCTTCTGCGCGTCTTCGGCGTTCGCATACGCTTCGTGCAGGTCAGCCACGACACCGAAGAAGGTCGCAAATGGATCCATTCTCCGGTAGCTGATGTAGGTGTCGCCCACCTTGATCGAATACGGCTGCCAGCCGGACTTCGCCAGATAGGCCCGCTCTTCTGGATCCTTGGGGCCGGATCCAGTCAGGATTCCCGTACCTGCCGCGACGATGGCCGACATCGTGATGAGCGTTCCGCCCGACATCCGGCCAAGTGCCTGCGCCCGTCGAACGGGATCGCCGCTTGTGATGTCACGCTGGAAGCGGGTGCTGATCTCGCTGAGGTGCGGGATGTTGTACATCACGCCGGAGATCGGGATCCGCTGCGCGAAGAACAGCGTCAGGTTCGTCGGGGTTCGGACGAACGGAATCAGGATTCGCAAGGACGGGTGCTGTCCGACAAGCACCTGAACCTTCGCGCTGATGCCCTCAAGACCTGCGCGGTCGGATCGAAGCTCGGTCGTGAAGGTTGCTTCACGCGCCGTCGCCCGTGCCCGCTTTGCCAGCTCACCGTCGCTGGCATTCCAGTTGGCCTTCATGTACTTCTTGATGAAGTCGAGGTGGTCTGCGCTGCCTTGAGCAAACGATCCCTGCGCGATCTCCCTCTGTGCCGCGTTGTTCGCGTCCGCACGGATCTTCTTCTCCGCGTAGAACTGGCCGTCTTCCACCATTCGCTGGAATCGCGTCTCGACAAACTGTCCCATCTGGTCCTTGGCCAGACGGCCTGCCGCGACTTCCTGCATGGCATCGGCAAGGAGTCCTGCCTTGACGGTGCTTCGGTAGGACATCTGCTTGAAGAACTCGTCGGTTGCCGACAAGGCCGTGCCCGGTGCATTCACGACGGTCCCGAGGAAGTTGGCGAACGCCCCGATCTTGCTGTTGTCGGCAAAGCCGAACCCAGCAGCGGAGATCGCACGGTCGCGGGCCGACACATTTCCAGACAGGCCCGAAGGCGCAACCTTGTCAAGGATGTTGTCTCCGGTCTTGAGAACGACACCCGCGTAGTGCATGGCATCCTTGACCTCGGAGATCATCGCGCCGTACCGCATCATGGACTCACGCATCAGCGGGAAGTTCTTGTCGATGCTTGCTCCCAATGCCTGCTCAAGCGGCGCGTACAGCATTGCCGCGGTGTTCGATGTGGCGTTGACCGCGAAGGTGATGGGTCCGCTCAGGATGGAGTTCATCCAGTACTCGGTCAGCACGGGGATGATGCCGTGCCTACCGCCCTGCGTGGCACGGATAGCACTCGACTGACCGCCACGCGCCTCTGCCGCACGGGAACGCTCCATCGCATCCTTGACCGCAACATCTCCTCCAGCTGCGTCGATGATGTCATCGACCATCTTCGGGTCGTTCAGCATGGTGTCGTCCACAAGACGGACGACTCCGATGCCGGGACCCGGCACGATGTTCTGCGATCCGAGTCCACGCGCAACCGCGGCTTGGTTCCGCCGCGTGTGCTCCAGAAGCACATCGACACGCTGCTGCATTGCGATGAACTTCGCCATGTCCTGCTTGGAACCGGAGATCAAGGCCGCCTCGCGGGCTTGAATCAGCTGGCCTGCCGCCTCGCTCAGGATCATGCGGAGGCCGAGGTGACGCGACATGAATCCCTGAAGCGCATCCTCGTCCGCCTTGAGTGCCTGAGTGAGCTCTGGCATCGTGCGGTATCCGGTGAAGTCGGCCACCTGCATCATCTCGCGTTCGGCCGCCGCAACCTGCGAGGCGCGATCCATCGAGTTGTACTGAACGCGACCGTCTGCTTCTAGCTCCTGAAGGCGGACATCGTGGTACGAGCGGACATCTGCTGCCGTGCTCATGTTCTCGATGTTGAACGGACGCTGCGGAGGCTGACCGCCAATGGGCTGAAGCTGCGGCGGGGTCGGTGGCGTGGGTCCTCCGGGAGCGGTGGACTGGAACAGGGTTGCTCTCTTCCGATCCTTCACACTTTCCACAATACTGACTGCATCTGCATCGGGCACAAAGTAGAGGTAGTTCCCCTGCTCACCATAGATGATTCCATCGTGCCCCCCATCAATCATCGCTCGGTAGGCTTTAGGCTTGTCTGCGTAAAACTTTGCTTTATCCGCCACATTCCAATACAGCGGATTCTTGAGATTGAGGTTTGCAACCACAAGACGAGATCCTGTGTCAGTTGCTTTAGATGAACTCAAGTTTTCTGGGCTAAACAACTCATCAACTGATTTCAGGGCTTCTTTGTCTCCATTAAAAGCCTGACGAAGTTTGGTGTTGAACTCGCTGATGGCTGCTTCAGCGATTTCTCTGTTAGTTGATCCCGCTTCAAGACTAACGAAATCACTCATCCCTTCGGGAGTAATGTCATATTCGTTGATGTCTTCACCAAAGAACTTAGAGAACTTAGACTTCTGCTCTGAAGTGAGCCGCTGACCCAACTTGTCTAACGCTTCAAGAAGCATTCGTGAGGCATTTCCTGTAGTCATGCCTTCTTGAGGGAGTTGTGCGTAGTCTTCAATCGCTGCCGTCTTATTGTCGGTAAACCAGAATCCGCGCTCTGCTGCTTGGGCTTCTTCGGACAGTTTCTTTGGCCGAGCGGTTCCAATCTTCTTAGGATCAAACTTTGCAAAGTCACCTGCGGTTGTGCCGTGGTAGACATTCTTCAGCGATCCGTCTTGATTGATTACCTTTGAAGTAGTGCGCCATTCATTGAGTTGCGTGTCAGGAACAGACTGGAACAGCGTCACCGTGCGCGGCGGATTCTTCGGAAGCTTCTGCCCACGGGCCTCAAGCGGCTGATCCAGTCGGTTCAAGCCTCTATAGGCCCGCGATTCCATCTTCTTCTCACCAACAGTCCGAGCCTGCTGCGCCCGGTCGAAGTCGCGGAACATCCACTTCTGCTGGCTCTGGATCTGAGTGTCCAGTCGGGCTTCCCAGTCTCCAAAGATGCGCGACTCATCCGCCAGCATCTTCGGAGCGAACTTGCCCAGACCGAACTTCTTCATCATCTCGGCCCGCGCCGCCTTGGACGCGCGGAAGTCAGCATCAAGCAGGTCGCGGGCAATGCGCTCATG